TAAAGCCGTTAAAAAGGTCTTTAAAGACGATATGAAAGCTATCCGAGTCGTCATCAAACGCGCCGAATTTAGCGAATTTACGAGACTAAACGTAAATTACGACCTCGAAGTAATGCTTGAAGCCCACAAAGAGGCATTAAAGCCTGAGAACTTTAACTACGAAGACGGCGACAAGATAGAGGCGCTAAAAGAGACCATAAAAAGACAAAAAGAGGTAAACAACATAATAAACGCGGGGTTTGATTACGATAAGTTAAACGAATTTACCGCGGAGAGAACGACTAAAAAGAAATTTTCCGTAGACGACGCCATAGAGATAGCAAGCGGGGAATAAAAATGCTTTCAAGGTCGTTTAAAGTCCTATTAAACGGCGTTTAAAACATTTAAAAACCAAAATCAAAGGAGGAAAAATGCAGTTAGCAGACAGAATAAAAGACTTCATCGAAGCTAATAAATCAAGCGGCATGAGTCAGAACAAATTCGCTACGGCTTTGGGAATAAATCCCGCGTATATCTCGGGATACATAAAAGAAGGCTCTAGCTACAAGTATGCCGACAAAGTAGAAGAGCCAGCTAAAAACTATCTCGACAATTTTATCCAAAAAGTGGACGTTTTGCAAGACGAGTTGCCGTTTGTAAGGACAAAGGACGCTAAAAGTATACACGCGGTCATAGGCTGGGCAGTGCAAGATAGGGATATGGCGATGATAAGCGGAGTAGCCGGCAGCGGAAAGACTAGAGCCGTGCGCGAATACGTAAGAACGCATCCCGATAGCATTCTAATCGAGGCTACCATAAATACGTCCGCAAAGAGCCTTTTTAAAATTTTAGCTAGGGAGCTCGGACTAAACGACAAAGGAAGTATAGACGAGCTAATACGTCAAAGCGCGGAAGCTCTAAAAAAGGTAAGCAGGACGATCATCATAGACGAGGCCGAACACTTGCCGTACCGCGCGCTTGAAAGCTTGCGCAGGATGCACGATTTTAGCCGCGCCACTTTGGTGCTCGTGGGTACAAACAAGCTACTAATAAATTTAACCGCTTCAAAGAGCGGAAACGAGCTAGAACAGCTAAGCTCGAGAGTCGGAAATAAATGGATACTAGGCGGGCTTTCCTACGTAGACGAAGACAAGAAAAAGATAAGAGACGACCTGGAAGCAGTTTGCAAAAACTTCGGCGTAACGCAAAAACCATGCATCGATCTAATAGAATCGCTAGCTAAAGGAAATTTCAGAAAGACCGAAAAGCTGCTAAGAAGGGCGAAGATGCTAAGCGAATACGCAAAGACCCCTATAAATGAAGACGTAGTCAAAGAGGCTACGAAGATGCTGCTTTTATAGTTGTAACGGTTGTAATAATTGTAAGGAGTGAAAAAATGATGAACGTAACGATAGATTCTCTTGAAAATTGCGCAGTTAATCAAACGCGAGCGGCGGGGCTAGTTAGGTTGGTAAGAAATCTTGAAGAGAAAGGATTTAAAGTGAGAGTGAACTCAAAAGGCGAAATAAGAGGCATAAGGCGCGGAAGCATGATAAAAGGCCAGAAAGCGGACTACTCAAAGAGTATGTTTAAGCTGGTAGGCAAATATATCATAAGAACCACCGACGGCAAAGTGATAGATACGGCGGCTTAAATTTGGTTTTTCGGGCGTCTTGCGGGACGCCTCATAAAGTTAAATTTTAAGAAAGGAGAATAAATGAAAACGGCAAGATTAGTATTTGTTTCTACGCCCTACGCTAGTATCGAGTGCAAAGATCGAGACAGAAACTACTATGCGAGGCAAATAGCGCAGCAAGCTTGCGCTATCGTCAGACAAAACGGCTACGAGCCTATCTCGCCCGTGCTTGCGTGGATGGGCGTGTATAGCGAGCTTGAGCGCGAAAGAGTGATGAAAAACTGCGAAGAGCTGCTTAGGGTGTGTAGCTACTACTACCGCTACCCGTGCAAATGGAGCGATAACAGCGAGGGCGTGGCGCAAGAGGCGGCGTGGGCTAAAGAATACGGCCTAAGCGAGCTTAAATTTAGTTTGTTTGAGTAATGGCGCTTGAGTTTAAAAACCACAAAAAAGCTAAAGAGAATTTGGCGATATGTACGATCTACGGATACGTAACAAAACTCAAATTTGCGATGAAATTTAAAATATTAGGAGGAAAACATGGAAATAAAAAGTTTTAGCGATATAGATAACGCGCTAAAAAAAGTGTGCGAGCTAAGCGTAGGCATCGAAAAGATCAACGGCGAAGTAACGCTCGAGTGCAACCGTATAAAAGAGAGCAGAAAGGCCGAAGTAGAAAGACTCGAGAGCGAGAAAAACTACATAGAGCAGCAAATCACGTTTTTTTGCGAAGAGAATAAACACGAATTTGCCGAAAAACGCTCGAAAGAATTTACGTTTGGAGAGATCGGATACCGCCTAACCAAAAGCGTAAGTTTGCCTCGTATAAAAGCTAAAGTAGAAAGCCTGCTAAAAGCGATCAAAAGCTACGGGCTAGCCAAAGAGTGCATCATATACGAAGAAAAGCCGAACAAAGACGCGCTAGCGGAGCTAAAAGACGAAGATCTAGTAAAGCTAGGGCTAACAAGAACGGTAAAAGATAGCTTCCGCATAGTTCCTAAAATAGAGAGTTTGCAAAACGGCTAAAAACTTTAACAAAGCCCCTAAAATAGGGGCTTGATTAAGGTTTTAAA